AGCTGCTGATCTAGGATTCTGCGAATTGTTTCACTTCACTTGTGCAGCACTCCGCACTTGTGATGCTTGGAAATCTGGTGGTTCAATCAAAAAGGACTGATATGAAGACAACTAAACCCAAAACTCCCGCCAATGCCCCTAAAAAGGGTATTCCTATTGCAATCATGGTTGCAGTTGGCAAACCCAAAGGTATGCCTACTCGTGGTGGTCGGACTGCTACTAACATGATGAAAAAATCTTCAAGAGGTAAATAATGTCTACATTTCAACTCGATCCAAATCAAGTAGCTTGGGGCGTTGCTAGTAATGGCACAAGCCAAGTGGCAACAGTAACTACTAGCAGTGTTCAAATGACTGCTTTTGGTGCAACTACAACTATGATTCGCATTGCCTGTAGTCAAGGTCATTGCCACTATGCAATTGGCACAAGTCCTACTGCAAGCATTACAACATCAGCCATGATTCCACCAAATTGCGTTGAAATTGTGCGAGTAAGTCCTGCTCAAAAGATTGCATTCATTAAGGATGCAACGATTACAACATCAACTGTTTCTGTAACGGAGTTGGTATGAAAACCAAAGCCCAAAAGAAGATTAGCAAAGTTATGACTGAGTATGGCAAGGGTGAATTGCACTCTGGCTCTAAAACTGGCAAGGTTGTGAAGTCCCAGAAACAAGCAGTTGCAATTGCTTTGTCTGAAGCAGGAATGTCTAAACCTAAAAAGAAGATGAAAAAGGTGAAGTAGATGAAAACACCCACTTGGCAAACAAAAGCTGGTCAAAATCCAAAAGGCGGCTTGAATGCCAAGGGCAGAGCATCTTATAATGCAGAAACTGGTGGTAATCTGAAACCTCCAGTAAAGTCGGGGGATAACCCTCGCAGGGCAAGTTTCTTGGCTCGTATGGCTGGTAACAGCGGTGCTGAGTACAAGGATGGTGAACCAACAAGACTGCTTCTTTCGCTCAAGGCATGGGGTGCTACCTCAAAGGCTGACGCAAAGGCAAAAGCTAAAGCTATATCCGACAGGAACAAAGCAAAGGCTGGAAGCAGATGACTTATCTTGAAACTGTTAATGATGTTCTTGCTAGATTGCGTGAAGCAACTGTATCTAGTGTTACCCAAACAACCTATTCAACCCTGATTGGCAAGTTTGTCAATGATGCTAAACGTCAGATTGAAGATGCCTTTAGCTGGAACGTATTAGGTCAAGTAATTACAGTCACTACTGCGGCATCCACAGCATCTTATTCTTTGACAGGTGCTGGTCAGAAGTTTCAAGTGATGGATGTAATCAACACCACAAGCAATGTTGGCCTAACTAACATTAGCTTTGTGGATATGAACCGCAAACTGAACTTTACGCCACTAGTCAACTCAATCCCTACTGAATTTGCTTTTGATGGGGTTGATGCCTCATATGACACCAAAGTAAATCTTTATCCAATCCCTGATGGTGTATACACAATCAAGTTTGCCTTGACAGTTCCACAAGCAACATTGTCATCTGGTTCAACAGTTATATTGGTAAGTGATTTTTTAGTTGCTCAGAATGCTTATGCAAGGGCATTGGTTGAGCGTGGTGAAGATGGTGGTCTGTCTTCATCTGAAGCGTATGCTCTTTACAAATCAATGTTGGCTGACCAAATTGCTTTGGAAGGTACTCGTTATCCTGAAAATCAGGAGTTTGTTGCAACATGAGTACTGCACTTGAAATCAACAGCATTTCAGCCCCCGGCTTTTATGGGTTGAATACTCAAGACTCACCTCTTGATTTGAATGCTGGATTTGCTTTAATTGCGTCAAATTGCATCATTGACCAGTATGGTCGTATTGGATCACGCAAGGGTTGGACTGCACTTAATGCCTCAACAGGAAACTTGGGTGCAAATGATGTTGGTGTGATGCACGAATTAGTGCAAGCTGATGGCACATTGACTGTTCTGCTTGCTGGAAACAATAAGTTATTTTATTTGGGTACTGCAAATGCACTAACAGAGTTGACCTATGGCGGGGGTGGAGTAGCACCAGTCATAACTGCAAGCAACTGGCAATGTGCATCACTCAATGCAATAACTTATTTTTTCCAAACTGGTCATGACCCATTGATCTTTGATCCTACTGTGTCTACAACCACCTATAGGCGTGTTTCTGAGAAGACAGGCTATGTGGCTACAGTTCCATCAACAAACATCGTTATATCGGCTTATGGACGCTTGTGGACGGCTACAACAACAACAAACAATGCAACTGTTTACTTCAGTGATTTGATTGCGGGTCATGTATGGTCTACAGGCACTTCAGGAACGCTCAATGTAAATAATGTATGGGTGAATGGTGCTGATGAAATTACTGGGTTAGCAGCACATAATGGATTTCTTTACATTTTTGGCAAACGTCAAATTTTGATTTATACGGGGGCTACAACTCCCTCGACAATGACTTTGTATGATACTGTTGAGAGCATTGGTTGTATTGCTAGAGATACTATACAAACAACAAGTACAGATGTTATTTTCTTGTCAAACAGTGGTGTTCGATCTTTGATGAGAACAATTCAGGAAAAGTCACAGCCAGAGCGTGATTTATCTAAAAATGTTCGCAATGACTTGATGAACAAAAAGATTCCAAGTGAAACATTGGCTAATATTAAATCTGTTTATTCTGAAAAAGAAGCATTTTACTTACTGACATTGCCAATCAATCAACAAGTCTATTGTTTTGATACCAAAACATCTTTGCCTGATGGCGCATTACGAGCAACAACATGGGATTCAATTCTTCCTAAGTCTTTTCTGTCTAAGAGAAATGGTGACTTATTGATTGGAAAAACTGGTTATGTTGGTCAATATACTGGCTTTTTAGATAATGCGTCATCATATAGATTAGCGTATTACACAAACCATACTGATCTTGGAAGTCAGTCAATTACTTCAATTATCAAGAAAATTTCTGTTGTGATTATTGGTGGAAGTAACCAGTATGTAACGATTAAGTGGGGATATGACTTTCTAACAAACTACTTATCTCAGAATGTCTTGATTCCAGCACAAGGTGTATCTGAATATGGAACAGCAGAATATGGTGCAAACGCAACTATTGTTGCTTACTATTCTGAAGGTGTTGCATTACAGACACTTATTGCAAATGGTAGTGGTTCTGGAAAAATTGTCCAAACTGGATATGAGATGGATATTAACGGTTCTCAGTTGTCCATTCAGAAAATTGAAATTCAATCTAAGCATGGCAAATTGTCATAAGGGGTATAAATGACTGCATATACAAAATCAACTAACTTTGCAACCAAGGATACGCTTACCTCTGGTGATCCTTTGAAGATTGTGAAGGGTACTGAGATCAATACTGAGTTTGACAATATTGCAACTTCTGTCAATTCAAAGTCAGATACTGCATCTCCTACTTTTACAGGTACGGTAACAATTCCTACAGTGTCGGTTAGTGGTACTACAGATTCAACTAGTACGTCTACAGGTTCTGTTGTTACTGCTGGCGGTCTTGGAGTGGCTAAAGCAGCGTTTATTGGCACAACATTAAATGTGGCTAGTACCACAACCTTAACTGGCGTTGCAACCCTTACAGCCAATCCTGTGTTGTCTGCGGGTACTGCAAATGGCGTGACGTATCTGAATGGTAGTAAATCTCTTAGTTCTGGCTCTGCAATTACATTTGACGGTACTAACTTTGCTACAACAGGTACAGCAACCGCAGCCAAACTGATTCCTACAGGCACATCTGTCACTGGTAACGGTTTGTATCTTCCTGCGGCAAATGCACTTGGCTTGTCTACAAATGGCACAAATGCTGTTTATATAGATTCTTCACAGAATGTGGGTATAGGTACTAGTTCGCCAACATATAAGTTGGATGTAAAAGGCGGTATAAGGTCAGGACTTGTCTCCACTACAACTGGTTCACTTGACCTGTTTTCTGCGTCTAACGATACTCAAATGGGTATTCTTAACAACGCAACAGAATTTAAAATCTATTCTACTTACGCATCAACTGCTGGTTATAAGCCAATTAACTTCTACACATCCGATGCGTTGAAAATGACGCTAAATGCTAATGGTGCATTAGCACTTGCGGGAGGCAATGCATCAGCAACAGGCGTAGGCATTGCATTCCCCGCAACTCAATCAGCATCAACTGACGCAAACACGCTGGATGATTATGAGGAGGGTACTTTTACTGCGGTTGTCACGATGGTCAGTGGAACTGCTACTGTTGCAAGTGGTAATGACCTTATGTCGTATACAAAAGTTGGCAGGTTAGTGACAATCAATGGACAGTTTGAAATATCTGCCGTATCTAGTCCATCGGGGGTTATGAAAATTACGCTACCTTTTAGTGTGGCAAATGGTTCTGAGGGATCGGCTCTTTCCGTTGGAGGCGCGATGCGGATATTTAACGCAGCATTGCCTGCTGGTTTATATCCGGTAATTCAAGCCAATAATAACGATAATACGGCAAGTCTTTTTATGATTACATCTGCGGGGAATTTAACAAATATGCTTCCAATAGCCGGTCATTTTTTTATGATAACTCTTACTTACATTGTTTAAAGGAAAATCATGTCACTCACCAAAACAACCACCGTTGACCAAATCACAGTCACCGAAAACGGCATTGTGTTTTATCGTGAAGCTACACGCATCATGGAAGATGGCACACAACTGAGCCAAACCTATCACCGTTCAAGCCTGACACCAGCGCAAGACTTGACAGGCGTTCCTGCTAATGTTGTTGCAATCTGCAATGTGGCATGGACTGCTGAAGTCATTGCGGCTTATCAAGCGCAAATAGCATCATCACAAACTCAAGAAGCATAACAGCACGAATCACAGCATTGGAGAGTAAATTATGAATGCTTCAGAAATCATTAAACGTGATGCACAAAGGAATAAAGTTGATCCTGCCAATGCATTATTGGCTGTAAATAAACTTGTTCAATCAGGTGACGGTATCTTGCTCAAGGAAAATGATTCTGTTTTGCTTCTTAAGAAACTAAAGCCCCATGTTGTTGAGGCTCATTTGTTCACTGTAGATCAACCAATGACACTATCAAAATCTTTGCTTGTGTTTTATAAGAAACTGCAAGACTCAGATATACAAGTAGTTTATGGTAAAGCCGATAACCCTCAGATTGTTGATCTGATGAAGAAAATAGGCATTAGAGTTGAAGACTCTGATTTATCTCAATATAACTGGAAGCTCGTAATATGAGACACAATTCATCACTAGCATTGCTAGACATTCCCGATCTTCCTATTGATGCTTTTCGCCATGTAGGAGATCGTAAGATTAAGCCTCAAGGTGCTGTAAATTTTGTTACAGATACTGTTAAATCAGTTGCTGATATTGGCATTCAAACAATAAAACCTGTTGTTAAAGCTGTTGATGACGTTGCTGTAGGTATAGATAAATTTGTTAATGACGAAATTCCCGGCGGTTGGGTAACTGTAGCAGCAGTAGCTGGTGGTACTGCATTGGCTTCTGGCGCATTAACTGGTGCAGCAGGAGCAGCAGGAGCAACAGAGGCTGGTGTTATAGGGGCTGGCCCTGTTGTAACGGGATATGCTGGAACTACCCCTGTAACAATGGCAAATGCTGGTGGTTTACTAAGTGGTACAGCGGGTGCAGTGGGTAATGCTGGCTTGCTTACAGGTGCAACTGCACTTGCTGGTGGAGGTGCATCACCAGCCGCAGCCGCAGCACTTTCTAGTCAAGTAGCTACCTCTGGATTGATTCCAAGTGTTGTGCAATCAGTTGCTGACTTTACTGGTTTATCACCTACCATAGTTGGACAACTTGGTGTTGCTGGTGTTCAGTCATTGATAAGTGGTTACTCTGCAAGTCAAATTGCAGACCAACAAAAACAAGCAGCGCAAACAGCGGCAGATGCACAAGTTCGTGCGGCTCAGATTGCTGCTGATGCGGCTAAATTCAGACCAGTTGGCGTGACTACAAGATTTGGTCAGTCAAACTTTCAAACTGATGCACAAGGTAATGTGATTGGTGCTGGATATGCAGCAAGTCCTGAGATTCAAGGTTATCAAAACAGATTATCTGCTCTTGCAAACACAGGATTGACTCAAGCAGAACAAGCACAAGCCGCTTATGCACCGTTACAAGCAGGGGCGCAAAGTCTATTTGGTCTTGGTCAAAACTATCTTGGCAGTAATTTAGGCCAACCTTTGACAGACATGAGTAAAACATACATGGCTTCTCAAGCTGGTCAACCTTTGACTAGCATGGGTCAAACATATATGAATTCTCAAGTAGGTCAACCACTTACTAATCTTGGCTTGGGTTATTTAAAACAAACGCCAGAAGAAGTAGCGGCAGATTACATTGCCAAACAACAAGCATTGCTTGCACCTACTCAAGAAAATCAACTTGCATTGCTACAAAACAAACTGCAACAGCAAGGTAGAGGTGGTTTGTCTGTAGCTCAGGGTGGTAATTTGGGTGCTACAACACCTGAAATGCAAGCCTACTACAACGCTTTGGCTCAAAGTAACTTGCAATTGTCTGCTAATGCTAATTTGGCTGGTCAACAACAGGCTCAATTTGGGGCTGGATTGTATGGTCAAGGGGTTGGCTTAACTCAAGCTCAACAATTGGCTGGTGCTGGCTTGTATGGTCAGGGAACTGCTTTGACTCAGGCTCAACAACTTGCTGGTGCTAATTTGTATGGACAAGGTGTCAATCTGACTCAGCAAGGTCAGCAATTTGGCGGTGGTTTGATGTCACAAGGTGCAAACTTGCAGAATGCCTATTACACTGGTCAGACAGGTGCTTATGCCCCATTTGCCACTGCAATGGATACAACTACAGGCTTAGAAAACCTTGCACAACAGCCTATGACGCTTGGCACTCAAATTGGTGCAAAGACTACGGCAAGCACTGCACAGGCGGGTAATTTGTTGTCGCAGGGAATTACTGGTGCGGCACAGACAATGTACCCAAGCAATGCGTTTAGCCCAAGTGGTAATGTTTTATCTGGATTGTCTCAATCTCCTGTAGTAACAGGCGCATTGAACAACCTATTTGGCGTACAACCTCAACAGCAAACTTTTACGACTCAACAGGTAATGAACTTGTTGGGTGGTAGAGGATTTACGGCGTAAAGGAAAAATCATGGCACGTTTTGTAAATCCATATCCTGATGTTGTCCCTGTAGAAACAGTATCAACATACGATGTTCCCGATAGAGGCGCATTAGATACTAGTGTTCCTGCGGTTGATAATTTTGTTCCATATACTTCATCACCAGAATTCTTGGCAATGATTCAAGCTAATGCCGATCAGATGGCTGCTGGCGGAACTCCACAAACGCAACTACAAAGTTTATCAGGAGGAATGAAAACTTCTGAGCCTAATTTTAATGTATCTGGTTTGTTTTCACCTGAGTTGAGCAATCTACAGGCTCGTTTGTACCAACAAAAGCAAAATGAAGCAATGCAAGACAGGTTTACGCAGTTTGCTCAGTTGACCCCATTGCAACAGGCAAGTGTTGGATTCCAACAAGCTGGATACCAGTTAGGTCAAGGTGTTGGCGGTGCTTTGGGTGGTAAAGACCCACAGTTGCAACTAATATCTCAACGTAATGCGTTAATGGCTCAACTTGATCAAAATAATCCTGAAACATTTTTTGCGGCATCTAGAGCTGCATATAAATTAGGTGATACTAACTTTGCTACTCAAATTGCTGATGCAGCACAGAAATTACAAGTCAGCGCAGCTACTGTAAGAAAAACAACAGCCGAAGCTCAAAAATTTGAATTATCAAATAAACAAGAAGAAAATTTAAGAGCAGAATTATCTAAATTACCACCAACAGCAACTGAAGCAGATATATTAGCAATTGTTGCAAAATTTGGTTCTCCAGATAAAGTTTTAGCTGTTCTACAGTCATCTGCTGATAAAGAAGCTCAAAGAATTGCTAGAGCAGATCAAGCTCGTAAAGATAATGACGCAAAACTTGAAAGATTACAAGAAAGACTTAATGCTGAAGCTATTGCAGCAAAAGAACGTGGTGCTAATGCTCAAACATTAGAGCAAATGAGAATCAATGCAAGAAAAGAAATTGAACAAGCAAGAAATGAGTTTAAGCAATCTCAATTAGCAAATAAACCAATGCCTATAGGTTTAATAAAAGATGAAAACAAAGATTTAGAACTTATTGATAATTTGGATGCTCAAATTACAACTCTTTCTCCCGTAATAGAGAATTTGAAAATTGATCCAAATACAAAGAAAGCTCCTTTAGAACTTGGATTTCTAAACAATCGTAAGTATGAAGCAGCTAATGCAACAGGTATGTCTACTCCAGAAAGTAGAGCATATGCAAATTTGGAACGTGCTGTTCAAGCCGCAACAAACTTAAAAGTAAGTGCAGAAAAAGGTGTTCAAACAGATAAGGATGTATTGCGTTTTGCAAATGAGTTTATTGCTGCTTATGGTAAAAATGATACTCAAACAACATTTGAGGCATTGGATAATTTTGTCAAAGCAACAAAAATAGCACAAGAAAAAGCAAAAATAAGAATCAATCATAGAAGAAAAGCGGCAAAAATAGAACCATATTTTGAAGACATTTCTTCTGATGAGGATTTGTTAAACAAATACAAATAACGAGGTATTTATGGCAGCGACTTATGAAGAAGTAATGCAAGCTCTGCGTAAAGCTGATGCTGAAGGTAATCAAGAAGATGCTCGTAGACTGGCAAAGATTGCTCGCTCTATAAAAGAATCAAGTGCATCTAATGTTAGTCAAGCAAGTTCCTCTAACATTCCGCAAAATAAAATTGTTGAAACAGAATCTCCTAGTTTTCTAAATCAAATGTTTGGCTTAGGTTCTCCAACATATAGTTTACTAAGAGGAGCAGTAATTCAACCAGCATTAGGTGTAAATGAATTATTAGCAAAAACTGGTTTGTTTGGTCAAGACATTAAACAAGGAGCATCTGCTCTTGTTAGACAAGAACAAGCTGCTTATGAAAAAGGCAGAGCAGCCGTTGGTCGAGAGGGGATAGATGTTCCTGAAATAACAGGAGCAATATTTTCTCCAGTTAACAAATTAGTGCCATCTAGTACTGGTGGTTTAATTGAAAGAGGCATAACTGCAGCAGGTGGTGGAGCAATTCAAGGAGGATTGAGTCCTAGTGGCAAAGAAGATGGTTCTTATGTCTCAGATAAATTGTTTAACATGGGATTAGGTGCTGTGATTGGTGGAGTTATTCCTCCAACAATAAAAACTTTATCTTATATAAAAGATCAGTTAATCAACTTGCCTATTACGGCTGCAAATAAAGAAACTGCGGCACGAAGATACATTGAATCTTTAGTTGGAGATGAAAAAAAACAGGTAATTTCTGCTTTAAGAAATGCTGGTGAAATTGTTTCTGGCAGTAAACCAACAACTGCTGAAGCACTAGTAGGTACTCCAACAGCAATAGGACTTGTAAAAGAACAGCAAAGACTTGCAAGCCAAGTTCGTACACAACCGCAATTTGCACAAAGAGGGCAAGCACAAGCGGCGGCTCGTAAACAAGAGTTAGTAAGTCAATTTGGCACTGAGGCAGACTTAGCGGCAGCAGAGGCAGCAAGAACAGCAGAGACTGCTCCATTACGTCAAACAGCACTTGAGCAAGCAAATGTCTATGGTCAGGTTGTTCCTGCATTAGAGTCTGACATAGCAGCAAGACAAGCTGCTGTAGTGCAGAATCTTCAAGCGCAAGGCAAAACAGCTACAGAAGAAGCACAAGCATTGCTCCGATCAAATACTGGAATGGGAGGCGGTCAAATATCGCAAATTGCAGGGATGCCAATGAAGTTTCCAGATAGATACATGGGAAATTACAACCTTGCTAAGAGCCTATCTACTGCCACTCAAGAATTTGCAGACCCTATTGCACAAAGGAAAGCAGAACTTGCGTTTAAAAAGTTGCAATTGCAAAGTGTTTCAGACGAGGGTTTCTATCCTCTTACTATTCAGCCAATCATTGGGAAAATAGACGATAGTCTTAGTCGTGTTGGAGATAGGTCAAATACATTGCTTGTTAATTCACTTCAAGGATTACGCACAAAATTAGCAAATCTTGCTGATGAAAATGGCATTATTAATAGCGTTGATTTATACAATGTGCGTAAAGAAATTGGCAGTGATATCAAGTCTTTTTTGACACAAAGAAATGAACCATTTGGAGCGCAAGCTACCAATGTAGAAACATCTATTAAAAAGATTCTTGATAAATCCATTAATGATGCGTCTGGAACTCAAATTTGGTCTGATTATTTATCAAAATTTGCTGACCATAGTAAGAAAATTAATCAAATGAAAGTTGGTCAAGAACTGATTGACAAATTAAGTTTGAATTTGACTGATGTTGAAAAAGCTGGAAAATTTGCTTCAGCCGTTGACAACTCAGCCACTTTGATTAAAAGAACTACTGGTGTTCAGAGATATGAAAAGCTATCTGACTTCCTTACGCCCGAACAAATTAAATCTGTTGAAAGTGTTCGTGCTGATTTAGCAAGATCACAAAAAGCAATTGAGATGGGTAGAAGCGTTAAATCAATAGGAGAAGAGGCATTTGCTGGTGGTGAAAAAGTCCCAGGAATGATTAGCAGTAAGATAACAATTCTCAAATCTGTTTTAGATACATTGAAAACAGGAAGTCAAAAGCAATTAGATTCAAAAATGACTGAGCTTATGCTTGACCCGCAAAAATTGGCAGACTTCTTAGAGGTTATGCCAAAGAAACAATCTTCATTGATTACAAGTTCTTTGATGGCAAAGATGAGTCCTGAAATGCAACAAACATTTCGAGAATTTGTATCTGCCTCTACGCCAACACAAACTCAACTTACCCGTGGAACTATTTCTCAAATCACAAGAAATTAAGGACACAAAATTGATCCGATCAGCCTACTCTTTGCCGCCAATGCTTGCGTTGCCGCCATCAAAGAGGGTTGTGAGCTTTACAAACAGGCAAAGACTTCCTTTATGGAGGTCAAGTCTACTGTTGACGAAGCAGTCAAGATTGGAAAAGAAGTACAAGGCTTTTGGGGAAAACTCTCCAAAATGTTTGGTGGTAAGCCAGCAACAGTTGCCACCACCTCCACGCCCAAGTCTGTGGCGAAAAAGAAAGAGAAATTCGTTGCCGTTGACGAAACTCAAGTCAAGGTCAATATTGTCAAACAACTCACTGAATTTTTCCGTCTTCAAGAGCAACTCGCTGCTCACATAAGGGAGGAAGAAGAAAAGTCCAGAAGCGTTTACGATCCTGACCAAAACCACATGGAAGCCGCCTTAAATAGGGTTATGGCTCAACAGCAGATGGCTGAGTTGGTAGTTCAGATTCGTGAATGTATGGTGTACCAATCGCCTCCAGAAATGGGTGCGCTGTACTCTGAAGTGTTTGAAATGAGGGAAGTCATTCAACAGGAGCAAGAACAAGCCAGATTGAAGCAGGAAGCAAAAGAGAGGTACAAAGAATGGCAACGGCAGGAGGCAAAAAGAAATCTGCAAGCCAAGTCAGCGTATCTAGTAGTAACAGGAATATTCCTCCTGTATATATGGATGTGGCTCGTGTTCGTAAGCCAGTGGAGGAAGATATAGTGGGTTGGATTGCTGCTTGTATTCTGATTGCCTTGTTACTGCCGATCATGGGGTTTCTTTACCTTGATATTCTTGAGACAAAGCATGAGGCTAAGGCTCAGGTTGAAAAGGTAGAGAAGTTGAGACAGAAAGTTGAGCAACAGCAAAGGGAGAAAGATAAATGAAAGTTTAATAATGAGAAAAAACAGATTTTGCACATTCTTCATATTTCATACTTGCTTCTAGTGCAGTATCAAATACTCCCAAATGAATTGTTTTGTAATTATGTTGAATCTGTGCCACAAATTTGTTTAATCTTTTATTAAAAGTCACTCCTTTATAACCTGTTGAATTATTTTTTTGCTTTCCTCTGTGCTCATTGTTTTGTTTTGTTGTAACTTCTCTAAGATTGGAAAAGTGGTTGTTTGATTTGTTACCATCAATGTGATCTAAAAAAAGTTTTGGAAATGAACCTGTTTCAAAAAACCAAACAAGATGATGGGCTGGATATTTCCTCCCGTATGCTTGTATATATCTGTATCCTTTTGGAGTCAATGCGCCAGCTATTGATCCAACTTTTATTTTTGGTCGTTTCTTTTTTTGCAAAATATTTCCAGTTATTTGATCGTAAAAAAATAACTCGTGGAATATTGAAGATGAATTTTTCATGTGATTATTATGGAGGGTATAGAGTATGAAGTCAAGACTTTTAATATGTGTTTTATTTTTAATTTCTTTATCTGCTTGTGAGGATAGATTTAGATATAAATGCCAAGACCCTAAGAATTGGCAGAATGAAGAATGCAAACCGCCAATCTGTACCGCTACAGGTACTTGTCCTGACCAACTTGTTAAACCCGAACAGGAGAAAAAGTGATGCCAACAATCGTAATGAACAAAAATACTCGCATGACTTCTGACGAAATTGAAGTCAGAATTTGGGCAATCGTAATCTTTTCCTTGACCCTGATTCTTCTTGGATCGGTAGCAATGTTCCTTTACAGCGTCAGCTTTGTAACTCAGCCAATGTCAGGCATGGCAGCAATTGACAAGATTTACACGCAGCAAATCAACACAATTATGGTGTTCATTACTGGTGTTCTTGGTGGTGTTGCTGGTCGTTCTGGTGTCAAAGCAATAGCTACTGCGACATCAAAGGCTGAAGTTGTTGACAATGATGAGCCGCCTAAGCCATGAGTCTGTTTAATCCTTGGGTAATTTTGGGTATCTTGATCGCCATTGGCTCTGCCTTTGGCGGTGGATACTCTAAGGGTAAACACGATGAGTTTACTAAACAACAGCTTCAGATTGCTGCTTTGAATGCAGATGCTCGACAAAAGGAACAGGCACTGGTTTCTGCTGTGAATACTCAATCTAACCAACTGATGAAAGCCAATCAAAATGCTAAACTTTTACAACAAAAGCGCAATACTGATATTGACAGTGGTGCTCTCAAGTTGCGGATCGCTGTCAAAGCCTCCGGTTGCCCCGTACAAGCCTCCTCAGATGCCCCCGTTACCAGCGGAGATAACTCAGGAAGTGCATCAGCCGAACTTGACCCAGAGACTTCTAAAGCTCTTATCGCCATCACAGACGAAGGAGATGCCGCCATCAGAAAACTCGCAACCTGTGTCTCCCTCTACAACGAAGCCCTCCAAACCTTGAAAGGAAAACCATGAACTTATCTGCCAACTTTACCCTAAAAGAACTCACCAAGTCCGACACTGCCACTCGTTTGGGTCTGGACAACACGCCTGATGAAGCAACCATTGAGAACCTAAAAGCATTGTGTGAGAACGTCCTACAGCCTGTTAGAGAGCATTTTGGTAAGTCAGTGACGGTGAACTCTGGATATCGCAGCCCTGAATTGAATTCAAGTCCAGCAGTGGGAGGATCGAAGACCTCAGACCATTGCCTTGGAAGAGCAGCCGATATTGAGATTGCTGGCATTGCTAATGCTGATTTGGCTCAGTGGGTAATGGATAACCTTGACTACACACAACTTATTCTTGAGTTTTACACACAAGGCGTACCTGATAGCGGATGGGTTCATGTGTCGTATGACCCCAACAACCTGAAGAATCAAGAGTTGACTGCTGTCAAAGTGGCAGGGAAGACTCAGTATTTGAATGGTCTACACGCCTAATCGTCAAAGAAGTGGAGGAAGACCCATATTCCAAGTATGAGGACTCCTCCACCAACTGACAAAAGGAAAAGCAGGGACAGGACATTTGCAATCATCTTGGTTCTCCGATCATCTGTTTAGTGTTAAACAAGTCTTTGTATTGAGGGTATTTTGCTTTCCAGAGTCTTGCATAAAAAGCAATGTAATCGTTACTGATCTTGAAGTCTGAACCAGTAGTGACTATGGTAACTTCCCACCTGATTCTGTTGATTATCAGCCAATGACTGACCTTTTTATGCCCATTGGCAACTGCTTCTAATGCAAACTTTTCAAAGTATTGCCACACTTGTGGGTTTTCTTTATGCCAATCCCACCATATTTGTTTACGTTCTACAAAACTTAAAGTCATATCAACTCCTATCAAAGTTAGTGGGTACTCACTTACGCTTTCCCCATTAAGTTACATCAAAAAGGCGCATCGCTTTCCATATCCTCAATTTTCTTTGAAGGTTGTTTTTCAGAAACATAAGACTCATCTTTAGGGCTAACTGCTAGTCCCATGAACTTACCGTTCTTACCCTCTTTTATCCATCCAGAAATCCAATAATTGTTTCCATCAACAACTATAGACCCGCGATAATCAGGGTGATTGGGTTTCTCTTTGCGATCTGATTTAAACAAAACGCCACTATTATTTCTCTGATTTTCATCCATGTAACACTCCTTTGTATGCCGAAAATTGTTTGTGCAACTTGTTTGTTGCCTCCATTGCTACTAACTCTGCTAGTTCTTTGTCTTCAAAAATTCCACAATAATGAGACTTGTAATTTTTACAAACAGAAACTACCCATTTTTTATTAGCTTTGTGCCATGACACTCCTTTAACGCCTGAAGAATTAGTTAATCGAACCTTTTGGTTTTGGCAATTTTCTTGTTTACTTGCCTCCCTCAAATTTTCAATTCGATTGTTTAATTTGTTTCCATCAATGTGGTCAATGAGTTCAGGCAAATATCCATTGTGATACAAGAAAACCAATCGATGTGCCTTAAATGGTTTAGCTTTTATCTTGATATGGACATAACCTGTTCCCTTGTGAATACAGCCAGCAACAGAGCCAATTTCACCTTTTCTGCCAATCTTGCGAATCAATTGACCATCTTGATAATCAAATGCAGAAAGAACATACTCTTGGCTAATCTGTAGCTGTTCCATATTTACACCTTGATTTCATTGAGTTTTTTAACCTTGTCATCCACTTCAGCCAAGAAACGGACAACCTCACTTTCGAGTTCTGCAATATAAATATCATTGCGCTCGATCCTTTTGACAAACAGTTGTAAATGAACTGGCATTCGTGGGTCGAAACTCACAAAGTCGCACCAACTTCTGTTTGCACATACCATTTGCCACTGCATCTGGTCGTAATACTTCTTTGCGGGTTCATCACCCAAAAGGGTTTCAATGTGTGTGGCAGTGTTCGGACACTTGATCTCTAAGCACCCATCCCCATCATCACCCACAAGGCCATCAGGAGAGGCAGCAGACAGTGCAATCCTTGGATGGTCAATAGCACCTACCTGATCGACCATATTGCCTGTTTTAGCCTCGTATGCGGCACGAGCAAATTCCTCGTTTTCGATACCCCACTCCATTGCAGCATTAGAGTAAGACTCTGCCACTTGGTTAGTCATGCGCTCGACTACCAGTTGTGCCATGTAGTTTGCTCTGCTTGTGCTGTAGCCTGTCTTTGTCTTGGCAACAATGTCAGAGATACGAGATGCAGTAGCCTTGCCGCAACGCTGTGCAAACCACTCAGGTGATCCTTGTTCAACTTCACTCATTTGTGTACTCCAATGCTTGCAATTTGTTGATGCGCTCATTGATTTCAGTCACGGTCTTTTGATACTCAGCCATGACGTTTTGCTTTTGCTTTTCCAAAGCAGCAATTTTCTGCGCCCGTAGATCATAGTTATCAGGCACTTCAATTTCAATTTCTTGTTGGCCTACATAGGTACGGAAAGAGTCATCATTAGCCTTAAAACTGAGAACTTCAAACTTGCCTTCGGTATCCCAATCGTACTTGCAATAGTGAATGTGGGCGGTTGTTTTGACTTTCATTTCAATGCTCCTTTACGTTTTACTGTGCCAGCCAAATTTCCATTATCAATTTCAGATAAAAGATGCTTGGCAACATTCAAGACTTGACGAGCATTGTTTAAGTCACCATCAGCCATAAAATCTTGAGCTTTGGTTATTAAATCAATAACAACACTGTTACCACCTTTGACTTTGTATGTAATGGTTTGCGTAATACCCAAAGCATATTTTTCAATATGGTCAACGCCATATCTGCGTCTGTTGCGGCTTACTTCTGGATATGAAGTCATTTCAATGCTCCTTTACGCTTATCTTTTGCATCAATTACTTTCTTTTGCCAGCTTTTATCAGCACCGCAAGCAGTGTAAGCAGTTGTATAAGCATCTTTCAGTTCCTCAAGGGTTGAAGCAGCATCAATAGCTGCCAAATGGTCAATCATCACACCTACATCAATGTCTGAACCCTCACCCTCTGGTAAGTCTTCACCCGCATAGATGTACAGGCCAAGGCCATGCAGAGACAATGCTTTAGTCATGCAGCGCATGATGGCAGTGTTGACTGCAAATGCGTCAGGGTTAATGATTGCTTTGTTTTTGTAGTCCATCACAGGTAGTTGGCAAGTCATTGGTTTGCCAAACATTGTGACTGTTACGAACACCATTGCAGTGCCGTTTATTTCCATGAAACATTTACCATCAAACATTTCAATCTTGTATGTTGCATCGGGGTCTGATTTAAGTGCTTCAGCCCATGCCCACGCCCATGAAAGATATGTCAAACTTCCTTTTTTCTCAGTATGTTCATTGACATTCTTACTGAGAAGACTTAACACCTGTTCTTGATTCATCATCTAACTCCTATTATTGAACTCTACGAATTTGTTTAACCACTTCTTCTTTCTTACTCTCTTTCACTCCTTTCTTTTCAAACTTCTTCCATGTTGCCTGAACGTCTGTCAGGGCTGAGTTCACATACCCAAATTCAGGGTCGGTGATTAGTTTGGATGGCATTACCACCCGTTGTACCTTTGGCTGTTGCTTGATTCGTTTAGCCGCCTTTTGCCGCAATTTCTGACGCTCGTTGATACTGAGTGTCGGTATCCAAATCTCGAAATAAGATAAAAAACGAATCATCACAGCACTGATTTTTTGGGCTATGCGGTTTAACACAGAATGCACAGTAGTAGTCATTTGAATGTTCCTCAATGATCCGATCAAGATATTGCTTAGTCTTCATTGTTGACCTCGCTCTTGGAATAGGGATTGATTTTAGTCTTTACCTTGCGGTCTTCCAAGGCTGCTTGTTGGCGTTCAATGCGATAACAACGCCATAGGTTTAATTCTTCTTCTGAGTCCACCCAAGGGGTTAAAGGCAGATCAAGTGCTACTTGTGCCATCCTCTTTGCTTTAAGTTCGACTCTGGCTCTGATTATGTCTGCAACATCAGTCCAAGCACTTGACTGTATTGCTTCTACTATTGCATCACTGTCACAGATTGCATCTGCAACATCCTCAGAATTGAGGTCTTGCAATGCCATCCAAGTTTCTTTCTCAATATCAAACATTTTTCACTCCTGTTAAAAAAACCTATCAATGCGTGTATTCTGTCAGACATTATCATGATTGATATAGGGAATTTCCCTAATACA